CAAGTCATACCCCGTGTACCCCACACATACCTTTGAGTAGTCTCGGTTGTGTAATAACCAAGTTGGTAATCACCTGTGCTGTCGTGAGGAGTCGCAGGCCAGATAATCGGATTTGATGGTAACTTGTTTGTTCTACCTATCATTTTAATCTCCTTTCTTATGCAGTGTCCAGAAGAATCTGAACTACGGCTGGCCCCTCAACTCGTGTCGCTCCGATACTGAGTGTTGAGAATACTTGTATGGAGTCGCAGAGGTCATTTCTGACGCTCACGCTTACGCTTGGTTCCTCCGCAATCGCAAGAACGATAGCGTCCTGTGCGAAGGCGAAACTTCTGGTCGCTCCGGTATCCGTATCGTCGGCGGGCAGTCTGGTACTCTTAATGAACTTAAAGCCCATGTAAGTATCGATATTGCCATGAGCCAATGCCTTCACCGTGTTGTAATCAGAACTCTTGACTTCTGTGGTATTGAGCAACTGATTAAGGTTATAGGGATTGGTTACGAAATACCGCTGGCGTTCCTCGTCGATTTCGGCATCGTCGAGAAGCTGCTTGCAGGTAAGTAACTTTGCGATAGTCAACGCTGTTTCCGTCGAATCGCTGAAATCACTTCCTGCCGTTACAAGTGTGCCGTCTGAGGCCACAAGACGGGACTCACCGACATCATACGAATTGATAGTCGTTCCGCCTGCATGACCACCGTAGGCCGCCCCGTAGAGTGTGGCAATAACCACATCGTCAATCGCACGATTCAGCGAAAAGACCTGATTCTGCGTGTATGCGCTCTGGGGGTCTATTAATAGTTTCAGTTTATCCGGCTTGTCTATGAGGTCTGCCGGAACAATGTAGTCGGCCATCGAGAGTTTGCGCCTTGTATGCTGGGCGTCGGAAACAGGCGTTTCGCCATGCCTCGCTCCCCTTAATTGCGCATCCTTCGGGCCGAGCCTTTCTACGTACATCGTGTCACCTGTCACCGATTCCATGCGGCAACATCCCCGGAGCTTCGGCTGTTTCTGCTGCGAGAGCATGAGGATGTTGGCTTTGAACTGGTCAACAAATGCCACTGGGATTTGAAGACTCATTTTAGTCAACCTTTCAAACTATTTTTAAGTTACTCGGAATGATTGACACCCAATGTGTTTCAATCCTGCTTATCGCCGCTTGGCGGGCGGTTTACCGCCATCTTCCGGTTCCTTCTTTGAAGGTTGACCTAAAACTTATCTCTGCACTTGCTGGTTTATCTGTTCCCTCAGCTTGAGTGCCTTGTTAATTGCTTCCGTATGTTCTTTTCCGATACCTTTGGTATAGGCCTCGGATTTCATTACTTCGTCCAACTGGTCATGGAGAGACTTTCCACCGACATCACCGGCGAGCATTCTATGCTCGCCCATGCCCTTTCCGACATTTACGAGAAATTTCCTCAATAGAGGTTTTAACCCTATATGTTCAAGGCTGTTAATACCGCCCTGAGAGTCAACTGGTCCGAACAATGTCTGAATATCCTCGTCAGTCCAGCCCTGAGTGAACTGCTTGACGGCATTGTCCACGTAATGACTGTTGGTTTCGTAGTTTGTATTTTCCTCGGCAAGAATCTGCTGGTTTACCTTATTGATTTCTTCCTGTTCCGACTGGTTGTACTCGTTTTCCTGACCTTTCCAGAAATCGTGGAATATCTTCATTACCGTATCGAACTGACCATGATTAAGATTGGCTGCGTTAAGTTCCGAAAGAGTTTTGTCTATGAACTCGTCGGGCAACTGTATAATCTGCAAGTCCGTAGGCTTCTGATAATTATACTTGTCAGGAACGTTGTGAGCCTTGCGCCATTCCTTGATTTCAAATTCGTTAGAGTTCTCGGTCAAGGGGACAACACCCTTTTTACCTAACATCTTGGCCTGATTGCCAGCCGTCTTGAGAAGCTCCTTGAAATTGGCGTTAAAGGGACTGTCGTAGAATTTCTCCTGTCTCAAGTCCTCCGGCAGAAGGGCTTCCTTCCAGCCCTCTTTATAAGTGCCGTCAGGATTAATAAATATATCCCCGGTTTGAGGTTCCGTTGTTGTATCAGTTCCGCTTGTCGCTGTTAGCGGTGTCGTATCGTCCATTATATCTCCTTGTGAACTGCCTTATTGTCTTTTTCTTCGGTTAAATTCTTATTTATCTCGTCGTGGATATATCGAACAATGGATAATTTTCCGAGATTGAAATACGTTTCATTTACACTGTCTATCACACAGCATTTATCGGGTTTTCGGAAAAAGCCGAAACTATCCAAATCATCCATGACTTTCTTTCCATGCTCGGAAGAAAAAGTGTTCTTGTACGCCATTGACTTTGCTATCTGGTCGTTTGTCATCCGTGAACTCCGGTAATCGTTCCCTTGTTCTCAGAAGCGTAAAAAACCTTTTTACCTTTTTTCTTGCCATACTGTCTTTTCATTGCCCGCATTATCTTCTTGCCTTTTTCACTCAGCGGCATTTTACACCATCCCTTCCGCCGGTGAGCCTGCTTCCGGCGATTTCTGGGTGTTCTTGTAAGCCTGAGATTCCGCCTGCATCTGGGCAAGCTGCTCCATCATCTGCTCCTGCTGCTCGCGCTTCTGCTGTTTTTCCGCCATCTCTTCGGGAGTATTCAAATGCTCGACTTTCATTCCCATAGCAAGGGCAACGTCGGGAATAGTCCTTTCGAGATTAATCACATCTCCGACCTGCGGGTATATGTCCTTGAAATTCGTAACGAACTGCGAAAACTGGACGAAACCTCTTGCCTGATACTGCTTGGCCGCGAGAGCTAATTTACCCATGTACTCTATCCCGAAATCCTGACCCTGCAACTCGGCGGGCGGCGGTGGTATTCTGCGGTTCCTTAATAAGAGAAGGACACACCTCGTCAACTGGGGCGTGAAGTATTCGCTTTCGATATTCGAGACGGACGATATTAACTGGTCGAGACCCTCCTGATTCCTCAACTCAAGTTCGAGCGTCACTCTCCTGTCGCCCTTCAGTGACCTGAACTGGGAGAAGATGTCGTTATAAAAACCATCGTTCTTTACCATATCCCTGAAATATTCGAGGATTTCCTTTGTCACGGGGAAATTACCCGTAGCGCCCATGGCGACAGGCCTGATAGAATCTACTTGTCGGACATAATTCTTGGCGTCGGGCGAAAGGTCAACCTCGTCGTTTTCGAGATTGTCCCTTACGACTTCCATAGGAAATCTGTTGAACCTGTTACCCATCTCCAAAAAGTCCTTGTGCATCTGCTGGAGTTCCTTGACGAGCGAAAGCACCGCCGTTCCCCTGCCTCGACCGCACTTGTCCGTTGACTGCTCCCATCGGGCTATTGTAAAGGGTTGCTCCTCGAATCCGCCTTCCTCAACGATAATCTTTTCGTCGGCGTTAACGAAGATACTTTCGTAAGGCATGTTAAGACTGTCAACGAGCCACCTGTTCCGATTTATTCTCGGACGAACGATGTGAATAAACGTAAAGACTTTGCTTTCGGTTTTAAGAGAACTGGCGGCTTCTATGACTTTGGGACCGGGATTGTCGAACTCCTCACATAACTGCCTTGCCGTCTTTTTGAATTTTATGGAAACGCAATCGGGAATACCCTTCGAGTTTTCCTTGAATATGTAAGTGGAAATGTGCCAGTTCTTGAAATTGAGTGACCTCAACTTCGTACTGAACTCCGAATACGAGCAGGCAGGCCCGAAGGCTATGAAAGATTTCACCGTCTGCTGAAGCTGCTGCATATAGTTCGAGCCGAATATCTCATCGTGGGCTATCTGGGTGGCGAGAGCACACCATCGCTTTGCAACGTCCATCTCGGCAACTTCACGATTCATCAGTCTTACCCCGAAAAAGAGCCTGTCCTTCGGTATCCAGTTGGCGATGTAACCTGCGGTGGCCTTGTCCAGAGCGAACAAAGCGGAAGGGTCTCTTATCTGAAGAGAAAGGTCTGTTCCCGCCGGGACTATCGTGGTAATATCGTTCGAGGACGGATACATCAAATCCGCCACCTGCTGACACAGGTTCCGAAAGGTCATCATTTTTCCTTCTTCGGAATTGTGCAGCGAGATTATTTCTTCGGCTTTATCGCTCATGCCACCGCACCTAAATAAGATTTTTCCGCAAGTTTCGGCTTCTTCCTGCCCGTCTTAATGGTCTTTTCAAATCCCGACTTCTTCGCAAGGAACTTGAGATACTGCTCCTCGTCCAAGGCGTCGGCAGGACTCATCTCCACACCCTGAACGGGAGGGGGCTTAATTTTTTTCAATCCCAAAAAATTACTTAGCCAACTCATATTACACCTGCTTATAATTAGATAAGTTATTCTTATTTTGTCAAGCTAAATCTTTTTAGTAATATATCCTATATTCGATTTATTAACAATTGCCTCACCGTAAGGAGTCTTATCAATAAAAATAAATTTATCTCCGGTTTCAAGCAACTCAAGAATCTCTTTCATCGTTCCTGAATACTCGCCTTCTATACCGCTCGAACCGCCCTTCATTGTAATCAGAATCTTCATTTGTTCCTCCAGACACATTCGACACAGGCTTCGGGCTGTCTTCGCCATTTGGGAGAGCCGTCCTCGTTGGGAGGAAGACTCGTACCGCAGTGCATACATCTCTTGAAACCGAGATTGTCCTCTATCTTGGCATACTTGTCTTTTACAATAGTTTCGTCAGGAAGAAAATTGCCGTCATGCTGCTTGAACTCTTTCGTTAGCTTGTCAACTTGTGTTACCATAAATTAAATCCTTACCGTTTCGTGTTTTGCTAAATTACTCTGTTTTTTGTACGTTTCTTTCCTTATCAGTCTCGAAGTCCGGGCCGCCAGTAAAAAATAGTTCATGGCATTTCTATAATGGTCGTTCGAGTTGGTCGAGAAATACTTGAACTGATTCTGCTTCCTGACGTCGGGAATCTTTACCGGAACGATGTACTGCTTGGCAAATTCCTCCATCTTCCTGTTCCTGCGGGGAAACTTGACCATCTTGTCGGAAACGACTCTGTGCGAAAAGTCGAAGATGTAGTTCCGATAAGACTTTACAACCCTGTCGTCATCGCTCCAGACAACTTCATCGACCGGATTGGTAGTATTGTAGAGGTTCAGCCAGACCATGAAACCGGCCTCCTTCTGGAACTTCCGGGCATAAGTAGGCTCAGGGAGCATATCGCAGACACAGTTCCTTACCCCGAACCGATGGCCCAAGACCGCAACATCCTCGAAATTCTCCACGCAATCGACCTTAATTACCTCGAAAGTCTCCTTGCCCGTCCTGAATCCTATGACAACGTGAAAACCCGAACTGCCGCCAACGTCAACGCCCATAGCGGAAGTGCCGGTGAACCTATCGACCTCCGGGTAGTAAGAACAACAATCGTAAACCTCCATTAAGGTCAGGGCGTTGGTCTTGGGCATATAGGGAAGTCCGAGACTAAACTTGTGGAGCTTCTCCTGATTGCTCTCGCTCTTGTCCCGCCATTTCTCCAAGATGGAATAAGGGTCGTCGTTCGGGGCGTTAAGGTCGGATATATGATAGCCCTCCCAGTCGTTAGACCTTATACCTACAAGGTCGTTCCTTTCGAGATAGTCGGGCTTCCACATCCCCCGCCAACCCAAAAGACCGCCACATACCCGGCAATGACAGCCTTGTTTGTCAATTAAATCGGGAAACTCCTTGTCGGGACAGGTCAACTCCCCGCACCGACATTCCCTGTACCAGTACATCTGATTAGAGACCTGAAATAACTTGTCAACACCATAGTTGGGTATCGAAGGATTCGAGAGAACCGTAACCTCCTTATTGAGAGAGTTCTTCATACTCGTAAGGGCCGCGTCTATAACTTCATTGGCGTTCTCAAACATATCCAATTCGTCTATAACAGCCTTATCGACCTGAGTACCACGAAACGTCATGCTCTCGGCCTGAAGACCCTCTATCATGCGGTTAATACCGCCACCATCCATGAATAAATTACTGTCGCCAATCCTCTTGTAATACGTAGTGTCGGTATCACGTACCAGCTTACCAAGCGTTCGGGGATTCTTCTTTATCACTACGTTAAAACGACTCTGAACGAACTTCCGCATGTCAGTATCAGTGGGAAAGACATATTGAACACCCTGACGATACCTGCCAGTACCACAACCGTGAATACTGCCCATTATCTCCTCTTCACTAAATCCCAGGCCCCTCGCCTTCCTGACACACTTTAACCTCGACTTCGATAATAAAGGAGTAATCAGATATGGCCGCTCCTTAAATGAATAAACATCTCCATTGGCCAAGACTATCTCCGAAGACTCTATCCAGTGGACAGGATTCGATAACATTAATCTTTCTTCAACATTTACCATTTGTTGATTTCATGCCCTTAGAACGGGTAGCCCTGCAACCACCACGACCCCTGTTAGACCTTACCCCACCACCACTGCCATCACGCTTGGGTACACCTTTCTTTGCCATAATTAATACTCCGGTATAATATTGCCGTCGGCATCAACCAACCTTGAACCAGCAGGAGGATGACCATACCTACAACCTTCGGGTGTAACAACCCCGTGTTTTTCGATAGTTACACCCATTTTTAGAGAACTACGCTTGTTTTTCATGTAATCCTTGTGCCACTCCCTGTCTTTTTGTTTGTCCTTGTATGGCATTTTTCCTGAAAACCTCCAGTTTTTTCCTAAAATCCGTCGCGTTGTAAAAGGAGACTATCTATACATCAAGGCCGGGGGCTTGGGGGGTCTATGGGGTCTTGTTTCTGAAAATCCGCTTTATCCTGCCCTGTATCGACATCCATACCTTCAGCCTCCGTTCGTCCATCCTGCACAACGCCAGAGCCTACAATCGTGCTCTCTACAGTCCTGACGGCTTCACCAGCAAGATACTTCCTGCTATATACCCTGTCTCTTATACACATCTCCGAGCCCACGAGACGCTACGCTATCTCGTATGCCGTCTTCTGCTTGAA